GAGTGGTTAACTCAGTCTAGGGACACTTGTCCCCTCCCACTAGGCCATACTGGCCCAATCAGCCCTAGTAGGGCTGACTCCACCTCAGCTTGATGTCGACGCGCTGAGGGCGTCCAGAACGCTCCAGGTGCTCGCTATCTTTCACAGAGGCGGCTAGTCCCCTGCTAAGCCATGGATTCATATTAAATGAATCCACTTGAGGCTGATTGGAAAGGTACGAGGACGTTTCAGTCCTTGCAATACCTTGCTCCAACTTAAGCAAACACTTGAGAAGGGCACCAGTATCTCCAAGAGGATCTCTTGGAGCTTTGGCCTGCGCAACATATCCCCTGACTAAGGGAATATGCAAGCCTGGGTGGTATCTCTCGGGAATGAACCCGAGAGAACAGACCCTGCCCAGCACGGAGGCGGTTGATTCGACATTTGGGAAGTGTTTTAACAACTTCACCAATTTGCCGTCCAACCACTGGCAGGTCTTCCAGTATCCGCTCATATAGAGCTGATTCCGGAGACTTACCAGTGATTCTACCTCCGAAGCATCCTGCCGTTGTGTCGGAAATCCTTGCCGGACACGTGTTATGCTAACATCGTGCCCATTAAAGTACTCCCGACCACAAGACTCTCTGAACTTTCCAGTCCAGAAAGACTTGTCCGGACTGACTTGAGCACCGAAATGTTCAAGCATCCGTACAACGGACAGCACATGGTCTACGGGAACGATCAAATCATCCCCGTAGACTCGCACCGATCCGACATATGCTTTCGCATCTTGTCGGGTAAGTGACGTGTTGAGCGACTTCTGGATCCCCATGAAGATCAAGGTCGTAAAGACCATGGCTTCTATAGGGAAACAGAGCGCTGAACCCATAGACGCAAACTTAGCGAGGCGTATTACTTCCCCGCTAGGCAAGACAGCCCGTCTCGAGCGTGTTACATCGACGGCCTCTTTCAAGTGAGGCCACCGACTCAACATCGCTCTAACGAGCTGATTGGAGACCCTATCGGAAGCGTCGCTCATATCGAGCGTCGCGACTCGGTTATCAATCGAGCCGCGATGAGCAAGTTCCTGGTTAGGAACCTGATCATCAAATCCGATCAACTTCGACAGGAGTCTATCCCTGTAGAAGTGACCAAGGTAACTGCCAAGAATCCCTTGTTGCATATACTGCATGCAAGTGGGTTCCGCAGCAATCACCCTTGGGGTCTTCAACGTCTTAGGTACCAAGATAACCTTCACAGGTATCTCGGCGCCGGGTTCGAGGATGTCCACACCTTCCAACTCGCGGAAAAACCGCCAGTTAGGAAGAAGGTGTTCCCCGGCAGGAAATACTTTGCCGAGGCGCTCAGTCCAGACTGTTTGATTAAACTTCGCGTTTCCGCGAAGCCCATCAGCAGTAGATCCTGGACCGTGCTTGGGAAGAATCTTTCCATAGTAGATATCTCTATCTACCTTGGTAAAGAGACTCCCAAATAGCATGTTGGATACAGAAGTAAACTCAAGGAGATCTCTCTCGGTGAGTCTACTATCCAACAAACGGACATCCTTCTCACACTCGACGTAGTTCTGCAAGGCCGAGGCTTGGCGTTCTTTCGAACATTCAAGCCTCATCTTGCCAAACATCAGTGTCAACTGACGGATGGCAATGATTGAGTCAATGCAGGGCTCATCGAGCAACAAGCCACTGTTCCGGTCGAACACACGGTTGAAGAAACCTTGCATAAATGCAGGGAGACTTCCCCCTCTATCATTTCTGAAAGAGGGGTGGATACCGGCACGTCCCTGGTCGAGCCACTTTTGGGTAGCTTTTCCTAAGGACGGCAGGGTTATCGTCAAAAACGATAACCCCTCATGTTCGATCCGACTCGTGACGGTATTAATGTCACGAGTGGCGCTCGTGCAACACAGTATGGCAGATTCCTCTGCCATACGGGACCAGAGTGACATCAGGCTTTTCACCTGTCCCTGCTTTCGCAAGGGTCACCTCCTTAGATAGGGGGTGCAGGGTCCATAGCCGATGTCAGTTTACGGATGTGTGAGATAGCTCGCGATGCGTTTTACGCATCAATTTAGTTGCGAAGCTATCCTGGCGATCCTCCAGGTTGCGAGAACTAAGTCCTCGCAATGGATCCTAGAAATCATCAGATGGTCGTCGATGGTTAGATGTCCTGGGTAATCTCTTTCGAGAATCTCAGCAACATCTTCCACCCACGCCTCTCCGGGAAGATAAGCGTAAGCGATCGCTCTTAATTCAGAGTACGATCGACTTACGTGCTTCTCAGGGAGTTCATCTGATGACACACTAGTTCCTCCTAGAAGGAATCGACAGAGTTTCACACACACACCACGGAGTGAGCACTTCACAGTGCACAGCCTAGACAAAAGGTGTCAATGAAACAACGTGACTGACCAACTGGTCAATCACCTGCTTATTGACTACCTCTTGAATCGACGTATGAATCAAATCGAAAATCACAGTCACCAATAGGACGGTTTTATAACCGACCCTTAGGTTAATGTGAAGTTCGTTCGCTTCATCCGTCAGGCGAGGACGTTTCCACCGACTGGTGGGAGAAGGGTCTTCCGACCCAACTTCCACGTCATCGGTGTCCGCGTCCGCCACCCTACGACTCTCCTCCAAGTAGCTTGGAGATGAGCGCATGGGAAGTGGCAGTGTAAGCGGTATTGAAACCGGTATACACGGCCAAAGCCTCAGCAGCCGTATATCCTGCCTTCGGAAGGTCAAAGACCATGTAACATGCCATGGACACTTTGACATTTTCCGCGGGCCGGAACGGATCTGAGGTCAACTTCCCGTGGTCGATCCTGATCATGCGTCGGTCTCGCTTACCATAGGTATGCGAGGCTGTCAGCCTGACCAGGCCGTCACCACTTGCGTATTCCGACTCATCGTCTCCCACGCTTACGCGCGGAAGCGAGATCGGAACCGCAGAGATGGTGACAGTCTGTGGATCGGCAAACGACATAGGCATCACTCCTAGAGCACGGTTCTCGTGCTCCGCTGGCGTTTAAAGCGGAGAACAACACCTGCATCAGCGCTTGGAAATACCAAGTGCCGCGGCAATGGACAACTGGAACTTTGACAAAGAGTTCCAGGATAGTCCGAAGCCAAAGGGGTTTGCCCGACGTCTCATCTTAGTCTCTGTAACGAGACTAATAGAGCAGTCGGCACGCAACTTGGCATCTGAAAAGATAGCCTGTTTTGCGAGGGTATAGATATCAGTATTGATGGAATGTTCCATCATGTATCCATACCGCATAACCAGGTCGTAGGTGGCCCAGTCAGAGATGTTATTTAAAACATCTCCGACATTAGAGAACCAATCCACGGCCCAGCTCCAAGGAGCTAGGTTCCACAATGTCTCCGGCGTAAGCCGTGCGTCAAAAGCCTTATCGACGCTTGTGACCATACCACCTATCCCCTTATGACTTGTCCAGTCATTCGGTAGATAGTAAGTAAAGCCACCGGCAAACCAACGACTCTGTCGTCGGATCTGCTGGAGATTTGTGGGTGTGCTCGATGGTAACGTACCATTGTAACACGGATTATCCATCGAAGGGCTACAGTAGCCCCGAGACGGAGGTCCGCTAACAAATGATACGTCATTACGTGATGGGAAATGGAATCGTCGCCTTACCAACCGGCCAGAATCACGTTCGAACTGTTTCACAACAGTATCGACGTGTTTGACCTGCTCAACGAATCTTGCGATATCGTTGAACACTGGTAAATAGCCAAACTGGACATTCAGGTAATCATCAGCACCTCTTTTGAGGATGCCTTGAGTACCTTCTCTCCAGAGGTCTAACGGAAGACGGGGTAAACCGTCTTTCAGAAATTCCCCTAGGAAAGTGCCCAGGTTGACGACGGCGTTCGTAGGTTTACAAAGGGCGATAGCCTTTGCCCCAATGGCATCCAGTTGGCTCTGTGAAGAGTTACCTGCTGCCGGGCAAGAGCTTACGTCCAATGCAAGGGGGTAATACGGCATAGAGTGCCTAACATCGGTACTCCAGCATGCATTACTCCCGGGTTCGTTCCGATACAGATTAATTTGTGATGGTTTCCCAATCACAAACTTCTTCTGTGAAAAGAACTCCCCGCCTACGTCATCTTTGGATTGCTCTTTACGAGTTCTCCACTGATGTTCCTCAGAGTCAGTAACCTGACTCCCCTTGGTGACAATTGGAACACCTTTTAGGACCGTGGTGTTCGGACCAAAACTGCCGTTTGGTAACGTGCAGCTCGGGTGAACCCACGGATGACTCTTCTGAGTCTGTTCCAACTTGCCTGGTAGGTACACGTAGGATATATTCCTCGTGCGCCTATTCACGCAAAATCACCTCGGCCATCACAGCTCCTCTGGTTCCGGTGAGGTTAATTCCTCACCAGCTTCCACCAACAATAGCTGACTAGGCTACCATAGGTGGGAGGGTGTTGCACTGCGCTGGGTGCCCCCCGAGG